ACCTACACCTTTTTCTAATAACCTTTATTCTGATTTTGATGGAGAATGTTATAGAATTAATGTTGTTGAAACAGAATGTAATGGCGATGAAAAAGAGTTCAATTTTGCTATATAAGTTTTAATATTCTTTTTATGTTTGTTTAGTTAGAATACGCTAATCCACCCATTCCGCTTAATATACGTAAAACATTGTAATTTACGGCATATACAAATAATTCACCTGATTTACTACTTTTAAGTTGTAATTGCGCTGTATCTATCCTCGACATATTTAATGTTCCCGATGGTTGATGTTCTTCAGGTTTTAATGCAAATGAATATACATTAATACCTTGATTAACTGGTATATTATTGTGATGTTGATAAGGTTGAACTAACGAAAAATACTTTCCATCCCTTTCAGCAAAACGATCATTTCCATTTAATTGAAGTTTAGCTGTTGTTATTAGGTTATCTTTGATTGTATTATTGTTTTCAGCATTTGTAAAGTTATTCCAGTTGATATTAGAACCTAGAGCTGATTCAGGTCTTACTACCCATACAAGTTCTTTACAAGGGTGATTAAAACTTAAACGTGATGCTTTTACTGTATTTGCTGTTATACTTTCTGTTCCTGTAAATTGTAATTGTTCTATAAGATATTCGTGAGATAATTGAGCAAATCTTTTACGTTCATCAGTATCTAAAAAGATGTAATCAGCCCATAATGTAGCATTAAATGATTCGAAGTCTTCTTGTGAAGTTAGAACTGTTGTTCCAGAACCTGAATAAATTAGATCATCAGTGTTTGTTGCTCTGATATTTTCCATTGAATTAAACTCTATATTAACTTTAACTTCGTGGTATTGAAGAGCTATTAACGGTAATGCTAAACCAACATTACGACAAAACCAAAATTCAAGAGGAATATATAAATCTATTATTTCATTTTCTAATTTAACTGATTTATTTGCAGAATTACCACCAACCATTTCATAATATCCTTCTTTTTTACCTTGATCCATAGTAAGTTCATTCCAAATATACATCCATTCACCATATTGTTTATCAATACGTTGTCCACCTATTTCAAGTTCTGTATGTTTTATCATTCTATAACCATAGAAAGGTTGAAGATATATTGGATTTGATATGGTTGCTTTTATTTGTAAATATAATTTATGAACTAAATCACCATTGCGGGATATTTGACAAGTTACACGATTACCTAAAATGGCATTTCCGTTAAAGGTTTGTTGTATAGATTCTAACGAAAAATTAGTATGACGACGATAAACTACTTTAAAGAATGTTATTTGCGGATTACCTGTAAGATAAACATCTTGGGCACCATAAGCAACTAATTGTAATAATCCACCTCCCATTTTAATATAAAATAATATATTTATTTAATAAAATGTCGTGGGGTATTATATTTCTCATACTTTTTGCGATAGTTATTTTAGCTGCTGTAGGAATTACTATTTATTTATTTTTAATAAAAAAATACAATATTAAACAAGTATATTATATGATTAAATATCGTGGTGATGAAACTGCTCAAATGAAAGATATGATGAAAAAGTTTATTGTTGGTAAATTAGAATCCACTGAAAATAAACCTACACTTGTTTTATATAAAAACGAATATGATACTTGGACTTTATACAATGATAAATATACTAAACTTAGAACCGAAGATGGTAAATATATAAATGATGCACCTATAAAAAATGATGATTTAGTGTATATAAAAAACACTAACGAATATAAAGTTAAATTAGAATAATGTTGTTTAATTCGGTTTTTGTTAAAAAACCTAATATTTGTTTTGTAATACCTGATAAACCATGGTATGTTAATGAAGATATACTTATTGCTAAACAATCTAATATTGAACAAATATTTATTAATGGTATTGAAAATGCTTTACTTATATCTAGTTTTATGATATGCTATTCAGTTATAACTAGCAATCCTTTACCAATTGTTAAAAATTTAAATAGGTTATCGTCTAAGTTTATGAACTTTAATAACTTTTATTTTCAATCTGCTTTAACTAGTTCAATTATTTCATTGTTTTTAGGTGTTAATGCCGTATTAGGATATCCTAATATGGTAAATAAAAAGAAGTAAGTAAGTAATAATTTAGTTAGAATACGCAAGACCACCCATACCACTGAGGATACGGAGGACGTTGTAGGAGTGAGCATAGATTTTGACTTCACCCGTTCCTACTGTAATATCAGATATCTTAAGTTGAGCAGTATCAATGCGAGACATATTAAGAGTTCCCGATGGTTGATGTTCTTCCGGTTTTAATGCGAAAGAATATACATTAATATTACAACCACTATCTGGGATATTGGTATGATGTTGATATGGTTGAACGTGAGTAAAATATTTAGTATCACGTTCCGCAAAACGATCATTACCGTTAAGCATAAGCTTAGTTTTGCCTAATTTAGCTTTACCGTTCTCTTGCCATATTAATTCTTTAACGGGATGGTTGAAAGATAATTTAGCAGAGAGATTAGAGCTATTGATTGTTTCACCTCCAGTGAATTGCACTTGTTCAATTAAATATTCGTGAGATAATTGAGCAAAACGACGACGTTCGTCAGTATCTAAGAAGATGTAATCAGCCCATAAGGTGGCATCTCCAAAGTCTTCGTTACTAAATTCAATATTGATTTTAACTTCGTGATATTGTAAAGCAATAAGTGGTAATGCTAAACCAATATTACGGCAGAACCAGAATTCAAGAGGAACATATGCTTTGGTTTCCATATTAGACACTGCTTTTATCATTTCAACATACCCATCTTTCTTTCCTGCAGGTAAAGTAAGTTCATTCCAGATTTCCATCCAATCGCCATATTGACGGTCAATTAATTGACCACCAATTTCTACTTCTACTTTGCTGATACATTTACGGGCATCATCTAAATCACCACCAGTTGAAGGATGTGTAAATACAACGTATAATTTATGAACTAAATCACCATTACGAGAGATTTGGCAAGTTACACGTTTTCCACCACCAGGAGTTCCGTTAAAGGTTTGTTGTATAGACTCAATAGAGAAGTTAGTATGACGACGATAAACTACTTTGAAGAAAGTGATCTGAGGGTTGCCAGTAAGATAGACATCTTGGGCACCATAAGCTACAAGTTGAAGAAGACCTCCACCCATTTTTAATATAAGCTAAGAAAATAATTTTAGATTATATTATAAATAAAAATAATTTTAGATATAAGTTTAGTTAGAATACGCAAGACCACCCATACCGCTGAGGATACGGAGAACGTTGTAGGAGTGAGCGTATATTTTGACTTCACCTGCAGCTTCTGCAGTAAACGATAGTTTAAGTTGTGCAGTATCAATACGAGACATATTAAGAGTTCCTGATGGTTGATGCTCTTCAGGTTTTAATGCAAATGAATATACATTGATCCATTGATCTTGTGGTGGAATATTGGTATGATGTTGATAAGGTTGAACGTGAGTAAAATACATAGCATCGCGTTCAGCAAAACGATCATTTCCGTTAAGCATAAGTTTTGCTTTACCAGTTGATTTATAAGCTGTTCCAGCTTTTCGTTGCCATATAAGTTCTTTAACCGGATGATTAAATGAAAGTTTGGCACTAAGAGAAGTATCAGTAGCACTTAAACTTTCACCACCAGTGAATTGCACTTGTTCAATTAAATATTCGTGAGATAATTGAGCAAAACGACGACGTTCATCAGTATCTAAGAAGATGTAATCAGCCCATAAGGTAGCATCAGTAAAATCATTATCAGCATCAAATTCAATATTGATTTTAACTTCGTGATATTGTAAAGCAATAAGTGGTAATGCTAGACCAATATTACGGCAGAACCAGAATTCAAGAGGAACATATGCGTTTGTTTCAGCTATCATTTCTTCATATCCAGTTTTCTTTCCTGCAGGTAAAGTAAGTTCATTCCAGATTGTCATCCAATCGCCATATTGACGATCAATTAATTGACCACCAATTTCTACTTCTACTTTTTTAATGCATTTACGAGCATCAGTAATAGATGCATCGTGTGTAAAAACTACATATAATTTATGAACTAAATCACCATTACGGGATATTTGACAAGTTACACGTTTTCCTTTACCAGCATTTCCGTTAAAGGTTTGTTGGATAGACTCAATAGAAAAGTTAGTATGACGACGATAAACTACTTTGAAGAAAGTGATCTGAGGGTTGCCGGTAAGATAGACATCTTGGGCACCATAAGCTACAAGTTGAAGAAGACCTCCACCCATTTTGTATTTATTATTAATACAGAAAAAAAATAATTTGTTAATATATTTAGTTAGAGTAAGCAAGACCACCCATTCCACTGAGAATACGAAGCACATTGTAATTCACAGCATACATATTGAGAGTTCCTGCAGCTGAACCAGCAGCTGTTCCAACAATAGCAGTTGCTGTATCAATACGAGACATATTAAGAGTTCCAGATGGTTGATGTTCTTCTGGTTTTAATGCAAAAGAATATACGTGAATATTTTCTCCATCAGGAATATTTTCGTGATGTTGATAAGGTTGGACGTGTGTGAAATATTTGGCATCACGCTTAGCAAAACGATCATTACCGTTAAGTTGAAGTTGGAAATCAGTAGTTGGTAAATTACTGAAATCGGTAAGTGTAGCTTCTTTATTAACCCATATTAATTCTTTAACAGGGTGATTAAATGAAAGTTTGGATTTTGTTGTTACACCAGTTGTAGCAGTACCTTCAGCAATTGATTCACCACCAGTAAATTGAACTTGTTCAATAAGATATTCGTGGGATAATTGAGCAAAACGACGACGTTCGTCAGTATCTAAGAAGATATAGTCAGCCCATAATTCTACATTTGTAACTTCAGCACTACTTCCTCCAAGTGCTTCTTTTGAACCTAATGTAAGATTGATTTTAACTTCGTGATATTGTAAAGCAATTAGCGGTAATGCTAAACCAATATTACGGCAGAACCAAAACTCAAGAGGAACATATACTGTATTTGCAATTGTATCACCACCAGCATAATTAATCATTTTTCTAAAACCTGTTTCTTTGCCTTTAGGAAGTGTAAGTTCATTCCAGATATACATCCATTCACCATATTGACGATCAATCATTTGACCACCAATTTCAACTTCTACTTGTTCAATAAGTTTATGTCCAACTTTTTGAACAGTAGAACTTCCTGCTGTCACAGTAGCTTGTAAGTATAACTTATGAACTAAATCACCATTACGGGAGATTTGGCAAGTTACACGCTGACCTAAGGTAGGATTTCCGTTAAAGGTTTGTTGTATGGACTCAATAGAGAAGTTAGTATGACGACGATAAACTACTTTGAAGAAAGTGATCTGAGGGTTGCCGGTAAGATAAACATCTTGGGCACCATAAGCTACAAGTTGAAGAAGACCTCCACCCATTTTATTCTTAGTTAAGATAAAAAAATATTGAGTTTTTATCAACCTATGTTTTTGTTATTATATATAACAATTAATCTTCAATATAATTAGTATAATGATTAGACTAACTGAATATTTTTCATTTTACGTTTTACTATGGTATTTTTTATTTATTTATAAAATTATACCTTTT